TGTCCCTTTGAGTGAACGTGCTGAAGGTGTTAAAAATACATTAACAGTGGTTGTAAAAGTTATTCTGCTTCCAGTAGATGAAGCACTAATGTCTCCTCTTGTTAAACTAGTACCATCCCAATGTGCGTCACATACTTCCCAAGCTCCCGGAGTAGTGGATTCAATAGCAATAGTTACTTTTGAACCTGAAGGAACACCAGAAGAAAATGTTTGAAAACCACTAACACTTCCGCTAGGAGTAACTGCTCCAGAGCCAGGATTATCAGCAGTTTGACTTACCCTATCTGCTACAAAACTCATGTTACACCAACGTGAAGATAGTACCAGGAGTGGTATTATTAAACTTCACAGTGAAAGTTTCAGTGTCTGCAAGTGTTACAGATGAGCCATAGTCCCAATATGCAATAGCAGCATCAGCAGGTGACGTAGCAGTGTCGTTGTACAGAATAGCATAACGGAAAGGGCCAATACCACCAGCAGTTGCTGTGAACACCACTTGAGTTCCGTTTACAGTGGTAGTACCTGAAGTTTCACTGATAGTAACAGTCGTTGCAGTGCCACCAGCGGTGTAGCCGTTAGCCGCAGCGGGTGCAGGATGTGCAGTCAGATTCCAAGAGGTATCAGTAGCTGCTGGAGCAGTGTTGGTTAACGCAATCTTGAATGTATTAGCATCCCAATCATGTACACCACGTACGAGTTGCTCTGAGAAGTCTTGAAATTTGTTATAAGTTGCCATTATAGTTATCCTTTAAGAAATATCGAACCAAATATCTCCAGTATTGGGAAAACTTGGAGCTACCGCTGAAACTGTTACTTTAGGGCTAATTTGTTGGTTAACCCACTTGCTAGTTGATGAATTATATGTTAATACGTCATTGTTTTGAGGATCAGTGATAAGAATATCTTGAATTGATGATAAAGTTGATGCTCCTCCACCTGCTGTGAGGGACTTAAAGATGTTCTCAGTCTTTGCTTGTCCTACTTCACCACAGTCAATCTCTGATCCGTCTGATAAGTACAGAACAAGAGAGCCATCCATAGCAATTTCTGCATTGATAACAGAAATACCATCTTTACCATCTTGTCCTGCCTTACCATCTACACCAACATTACCGTCTAAGCCCGGAGCACCATCAAAGCCTCTATCTCCTTGCTCACCTTTAGGGCCTTGATCGCCTTTAATTGTCTGAATTTCAAGCTGCTTAGTGGCTAAGGAGTCAACTTGATCCCTTAGCTTCCTAAACCTGTCTGCTAAAACTAATAATTTAGTTTCATCCACAGTTTATTCACCCAATAATGAAGTGAATTGTTGGTCACTCTTGTTCTTAGCAGCCATCTGAGTGCTTGCAATACGCTCATTAGAGTCAATGTCCATCTTCTTGATCTTCAGTTCTTCCTCTTTAATCATCAACTCAGCAATCTTAGCCCTGCGTTCAAAGTCAGCTTGCTCGTTATCGTTATCAAGGTTAGTAGACAGAGCAGCAGTGAGCTTTGCCTGAGCTAAAGTAGGTGCAAGCTGAGTGTCTACAACGATCTGCTGAGCCTCAGCACCATACTTCTGTGCCTGAGCAGTCAGAACACCAACCTGAGCCTGTGCAGCAGCCATCTGAGCTTGCATCTGCATGTCTTGCTGTTGTTGAGCTTGAGGATCAGGCTGATTCATCTCATCAAGTGCCTGTAACAGTTCCTGACGATTAGACAATGAGCTATTCTGAACGATACCTTTGAGCAACAAGGGCAACACAGGAGTATCTGGGCCTAAGGTCTGCAACAGAGCAATGAACTGACGTTGTTCAAACTCACGAGCAAGGATACCCAAGGTAGCAGTAGGAATGAACTTCATGTCCACTGAAGGATAACGCTCAGGATCAAACTGCATATAACGCCATGCAGCTTTGTTGATAAAAGGAATTAGGAAGTCTTCTTGGAAGTTAGTCAAGGTACGCTTGTACTTCTTGATGATCCCTGCCATAGCCATAGACATACCAGCACCGTCACCCATGTTCCCAGCGGTAGGCATACCTGCGCTATCAACAGTGCCAGTAGCTTGTAAGAGCATACGTTCAAAGTTCTGAGCAGTTGCTAATGACACAGGATCAGTCTGACCAAACTTGAACGGCATCATGATCTGATTAGGGTCACCATTGGTCAAGAAAGCCTTACCCGGCTTGATCTCAAACTTAGCACCACGAGGCAGGCGCGTAGCGTCCATAGCAATCATAGGGGCCGTTGTAAGGGCCACAGAGTCCATGTGAGCGCGTAATTGACCGTCAATGGCCCTCTGCATGTTGAAGGCCTTCTCAGCAGTCCCACGCCCGAATACACGGCCGGGAACAGTGTCATCCTGATAGAGCATCACAGGACGATCCTTCATCATGTAAGGATTAGCTTCAGCCTTTAACAGTTGACCATCATTGGCAATGACAACAATAGCTTCAACCAGTTCAGAGTAGTCATCTGCAAGGGAATCCTCTGGGAAGAGATCAACAATGTCAGTCTTCTCAAACTCACGTAAGTATTCCTTAGGGACAAGACCGTAGTAGGTAAGAACCTTAACCTTGTTGTCTTGGAACTGAATGGTCTCGTCAGTAGGCTCTAAGTCATCATCTGTAGGGCTAACTGCTAAATCAACCTTACGATAGATTCCTGACTCCATACCTTCCACGATCTTGTGGACAGATACAAACTTCTCGATTGCACATCCCATAGCATCATCAAAGGAAGTAGCATTGGGATCAACAAGGAAGTTCTTAGGGTTAACTGGAATAAGTTTAACCGAGGTACGCTCAGTCGAGGTAACACCAATAGCTGCTTGTCCTTGAACACCCGGAATAGCCTGAGTAGCTGGAGCATATTCAGTCTCCATCTTAATAATGATTTCACCAATACCAGTACCGTAAATCTCAGCCATCAACTCAATCTGGTCAATGGACTTCTTGATCTTGTCTCGATTGAAGTCTTCCATCAACTGAGCACGGATAGCCTCTACGTCAAGAGGATCACCATTGACATCGTTAATGTCATCTTCAATGTCAAACCAATCACCTTGACCGAAGATTGCTTCCATGATCTCAGAGTGCCTAGTCTCAATGGCTTGCTGAGTAGCTGGAGAAATGATACGGCTACGTTCAGAGTCTCGCGTACGATCTTCAGCCTCCCAACGACCACGGAAGATACGTTCGTATGCTTTCCAGTCCTCAAGGTAGTTCTGGTCACGCCAGTCACGCCACTGGTCACAGTGTTGGCTAATCCAACCAACCATGTCCTTATCCGCTTCTGTTTCTACTTCAAACTCAGCATTGGATTTCTTTTCGTTTTCAGCCATGGTATTCCTTATTTAATATCCTGAGATAACATCGTATGTTTCATAATCTTCTTCTTCATAGTCAGGAACAAAGCTGTTAATAGCAAGCTGCTCGACATAAGCAAGAGCATCAACCAAGTCATCGTGTACACCCTTCGTTGGAAACATAATCAGTTGGTCAATGAGTTCTTCAAAGTTCTCATCCTTGTTGAAGAAGATACGTCCATGTTCAAACTTACCTTGTAAGGCCCAGATGATACGTTCTGACTTCTTCTTGTTACCGTGAGTCAAGGTGTGAATATGAACAAAGGTATTGTTCTGCCTCATCATGTCTTGAAGGATCGTCAGAGCAGCGTTCTTAGCTGTACCTCGTTCAATACCTACCATCAGAGGTCTGTAGTCCTGTGCTATCTTGATGATCCTTGCACAAGTCTCTTTAATGTCCCACCTACCATGTTCAATGTCTTTGACCCACCAAGTACCATTGTCAGCAATCTTAACAATAGCTATAGCAGTCTCATCTAACCTGCTCTTATTAGGTGATCCTTCAGCCAGTGCTTCAAAGCCAGCAATGTCGATAGCAACTACGTAAGACCCATCCTTAGGCTCTTCACTAGTCTTGATCCATGAATGCTTGAAGACATCAGCACCTGTAGTATCAAAGCTAGACAGGTATTCTTGCTTAAATGCAAATGAACTAAGTGTACGTTTAGCTGCTTCAATCTCTTTAGGATCAATAGTCTCATTGTCAGCAGTAGTCTTATGCCATGACTTCCACTCTTCATCAGTACCATCTTTGCCTAGTTTAAAGACATCGTAGAACCAGTTACGACCTGATGGGGTTGAAATAAATAAAGCTCTACCTTTTTGGTCAGACAAAGCTGCACGTATTACTTTTTCCCAGATTTCTTGCTTAATGAACGCACATTCGTCTAGAACAACATACGTTAAAGAAACACCACGCAAGCTATCTGGATTATCTGCGCCTCTTACAAGAATTTTTCGGCCATTTACAAGAAGTATCTCTTGATTGTTTTGATGGCTAGATTTAATAACAGGCCGACCAAGTTCATGTAGCACATCCCAAATAATCGTTCGTGCTTGTCCTTGTGTTGGCGCTATGTACATAACAGCAGAACCAGGAGGACAGTTAAGACCTTCGATCAATAACGTAATAGCAGAAAGTCTAGATTTACCACAACGTCTACCAGCAGCTACTACTTTAAACCTAACAGAAGAACTAAATACTTCTTGTTGCCACGTTAAAAGTTTAAAATTTAAAGTGGTATCAGACATTAAAATTATTCTTCTTTTTAAAATTAACTGAAGCAGGAATAACTTGTAAATTCCAAGGCACGTGTAAGCCGCTTACATTTTCTCCTTGTAGTGGAACTATGTGATCCACATTCCAAGGAATTCCTGACTCTCTTGTACGCATTGCAGAAAGCTGATAGTAACACTTAATACGCTGCTTTTCTTCGTCCGTAAGCCAAGTAGGGGTTCTTAACAATTTAGAAGAATGTCTAATAGCAGTGTTTGCGTTTACTTTGCCTTTGTTATTTTTTTGCCACCTACTTGCGATTTCTCTTATCTTACTTCTTTTTTCATCAGCATAAATAGACATATATTCTTTACGCTGTTTAGAATTATTTTTTACTTCTTCACATTTGGTGCAACAGCCATTTACTGTTCTTCGTTGTGCTGTGTGTCCGTGTTTACAAGGTTTTCCTGTAAAGTAAAAAACATCTCCTTTTAATGCTGCTTCTTGCCGAGGTTTCATTTATCTTCCTCGTTGGAAATATCGTACACTTCTTGAACTGTCTCAATAGTAGGTTGAGTTAAGCCAGTTATGTTAATACTAATCTGTGGCATATTACCACCAGAATTCTTGTTCGGATCAAATAATGATAAAGGCGCTATTCTATCTATGACTAGCTTCCATGCAGCACCTTGATGTGGATGAGCATCATCTAAAGCAGCCTGAAGAATCTTCTCCAAGACAGCGGCACTCTTAGGTGAGTTAAGCATCCTAGCTTTGTAATCATTAATGATTGCAGCATCACCCTTAGGCCTACCTATAACACCTCTGCCCTTAGGCTTCAATGCTTTAAGAGCTGCGTTACTTGGTCTACCTTGTTTATTCCCTGTAGGGCCAGACATCTATAAGTTCCTTCATCTTTACCCCTATGCGTATAAGAGCTTTGCTCGCTACGCTGCGCGGGAGACATATCTATTTACTTAAAGTAACTAAGAAGCTTCTATTTCGTAAGAGACAACTTGTTTAATAAACTATTAGTAGTTGACTTATACAGTTAACTATTAACAGTAATTTATTTATAATTTACTAAGTGTGTTTAACTTTACGTGTAAAGAACACTTAGCGTGTTCTCTTTCGTCTGAGTGCCTTTAAAGTACTTATCTTGTTTGTCTTTAACATAAGCATTTATTCTAGCATACTTTTAGGGTTTTGTCAATGTTTATTTACATTAGCAGTTTTACCAGTAGTGTCTTTACAACTAAGTCCCCCTTCCAGGGTGTACGTGTTCCACACTGACGTATTGCTTTCACTGTTCTTTACCTTTTTGTAGCTACAACGTGTCTACATTGTATCTACACTTATCTACTTCAGAATCTGCACACCAGCCACTGCGTTCAAACACTAGAGTTAACATAACGTGTTTGTCTGTCCCTACTTAATTCTTACTTGCTTAGTGTCTTCAATAACTTACACGTAACTTACGAGTTACTTTAAATAAAGTTCCTTATTTACTTTTTTGTAAACTTTCCTAGTTTACTTTTTTGTAAACATTGGAGGCTCCTGTAAAAGTTATAACTAAGCAGTCCTCCTCCCCCCCTATGCAAGAACCATGCCAGCTTGCAAGCGTCAAGGCAGGCACACAGCAGGCACACAGCAGGCACACAGCAGGCACTGATGCGGGGAGGCAAGGCAGGCAGCCTACAGCGACACCTACAGCGTAGACCTGCACAGCCACACCACAGACACACACACCACAGCCACACAACAGCCAGACACACAGCCAATCTGCAACGCTTAGGGTTTACACCTATGGTTTCTTTGTGTTTGTTCTGTACAGTCTACACATCAACACAGCAACCAACGAAGGAAACACAATGGACTACGTTAGTAATCTTGCCTTGTTCTTGACTGAGAAGACTGGCTCATGTTGCGGGGCTTGGCAAGGTCGGATGAAAGCGGTAGAGCAACGGGCTTTGTTCGGCAGGTTCTTGGGCAAGGGGCTGATTATTATTGATGGATCAACTGAACAGGTTCAGCATGTAATCAAGGTTTGCTTCGGCCTTGACTGGGACGTGACCGATAACATCAAGTGGAAGAATCTCTAAGGGTAAACACCTAGAGACTTTCTTTGGAGAGTCTCTACACTGTACACATTGACTCACTCACCACAGAAGGAAACACAATGTATCAAATCACAGCAATCTGCCACGGCTCTGAGATCGCCTACTCTGAGGCTGAAGGGTTCAGCTACGCACTCGAACAGATTCTGGACGAGCTGTCGTCGTCAGTCTGGCACGATCCTGAGACAACGGAGCTTCTCATGCTCAACCCTGACGGCATGCAAATCACTGCTCCGCTTTCACTGTACGTTTAAGGGTAAACACCAAGAGACTCTGGCAACGGAGTCTCTTAAACTGTCTTCACTGCCTCACTCACTCAAGACTCACACACATGGATAACACACCACTCACCCGCGCTGATATCTGCCTTGCCTTCGCCATAGGTCTTGCCTTGGCTGCCTTGGCTCTCTCTTGGTTCTCCGTACTCACCTACTAAATCAAAGGATCACATCATGTATCAATCAGTCAACTTCTCTGCCTTCTGCGATGCCTTCCGTAGCATGGATCGCAATGAACAATTTAGTTATCAAGC